CAACGACTGGACCATCGGCGACGATGGACAGTTGCACAACCCAACGTGTTATGCGATTGTGCCGCCCATTTACCGTGTGTATTTTGAGGCTTATACGCCGTGCTGGTATCCGACGTGCGAAGAGATGGAGGAGTAACTTATGGCGACCCACACTAACCGTATATCTGAAACCGGTCTACAGAATCTGGCTTATATGGATGATATTCTGATTGACGCGGATGTTGACGACGACTTGACCGGGAGCATTGACCTTTCGGATTGGAAGCTCAAAGGGATCATCATGCCAGCCGCGTGGACAGCTGCTGACATTACCCTGCTCGGCAGTCACGACGACACGACTTTCAATACGATCTACAACCCGCAGGGGACGGTCTATACCCTGACGGTCACGACCGACAGCTATGTGATTATTCCGCTGGCGGATTCTGCTAGTTTTCCGCGTTATCTCAAAATAGCGACCAGCGCGGGGCAAGCGGCGGATCGGACGCTGGTGCTGGTATTGGAACGCTAATGTTGATATATCGGGTGAGATAGGTATGGGTAGACCGAGTAAGTTAACCGAAGAGACGCAAGCGAAAATTGAAAAGGCGATCCGTCTCGGCGCGACCTATGAAATGTCTGCCCAATATGCCGGCATTCATTACGACACGTTTAACAACTGGCGGAAACGGGGCGCGGAAGAACTTCAACGACGTGAGAATCCGCGTGTTCAACCCGGCACGAAACAGTGGGACGATGAGCAACGGTATGTCGAGTTTTACGAGGCTATCAAAAAGGCGGAGGGCGTGGCGGTTGTCGGGTGGCTTACCAAAATTGAGGAAGCGGCGAGTGATGGCAACTGGCAGGCGGCGGCGTGGAAATTGGAACGTCGTTATCCGGAGTCGTACAACCGCAATCGTACCGAACACACGGGCAAAGATGGGGGAGCTATCCTCTACAAATTAGAATACCCTGATGCAGACGATTAACCTAACCCTGCCGATTAGACCGCACATAAACCAATTGCCGATTATCCAGACGACCGCACGATTCAATGTGATCGCGGCAGGACGGCGGTTTGGCAAGACGGAAGCCCAGAAACTACGGGCGATCTATATGGTCATGCAGGGCAAAAATGTGTGGTGGATGAACCCGACCTTTGATAACACAACTGAAACATGGCGGGATTTTCTGGCGTTCTTTGAGCAGTTTGTACCACGTGACCATATCAACAAGTCACGGCGTGAAATTATCACCCCGCACGGGGGGTGTATCCGCATGGTTGGTGCCAATAACTTCAAGCGCGGACCAGGTGTGGATCATGTGTTCGTAGATGAAGCGGCATTCTGCCAGCTTGACGATTTATGGGATTACCAGTTGCGTCCAATGTTGATGGATAGCCGCGGCGGTGCCACGTTCCCATCGTCCACAAACGGGCGGAACCACTTCTGGAAGCTGTTCCAGATGGGGCTTGACCCATCGGAGCCGGAGTGGCAATCGTGGCACTATACCAGCTATGACAATCCGCTGTTAGACCATGCCGAAATAGAAGACATCAAGCGCAACACGCCGGAGCGGGTGTTTCGGCAGGAGTACATGGCAGAATTCTTAGACGACGGCGGGGCCGTCTTCCGCAATTTACAAGCGTGTATCCATGACGCGCCCGTGAAATGGGGCAGTGTGGTGTTCGGTGTCGATTGGGGACGTGCTAACGATTTTACGGTGATCGTGGCGTTGGATGCAGACACGGGGCATATGCTGGCGATGGATAGGTTCAACCAGATTGACTGGACATTGCAACGGGGTCGGTTGATTACGATGTACCAGCGATACAAGCCGAGAGTTGTCTTAGCGGAACAGAACAGCATCGGTGATCCGAACATTGAGGAACTTCAGAAGCGGGGGATACCGGTCGAACCGTTCTCCACCACGCAACAGAGCAAAGCGGAGATCATCAACAGCCTCGCGTTAAATCTCGAACAGGAAACCATCGGCATTTTGAACGATCCGATCTTGCTGGGGGAATTGCAAGCCTACACGGTGGAACGCTTGCCGGGCGGAACATACCGCTACACCGCCCCGCGCGGGTTACATGATGATTGTGTCATGGCACTGGCATTGGCAAACAATGCACGGAACATCGGTCGACGGATTTTTGTATAGGACATATTATGGTGATGCGAGCAAATACGAGCTTCACATTAGCGACGGTAGACGGGCTAAAATCAGTCCCGCTCAGCCAGTACCCGGCGGAAGCATGGCGCAACGTCTTCGGTGGTGATGTCGGGGGGCTGGAAGGCAACCGCAGACAGAAATACAAGTTGTACGAGGCGGTGCCGTGGCTCTATCGCGGGGTCAATACGATTGTTGAGGCGATTGTGGGACTGCCGCGTAACGAGGCAGACCTTGAGAAAGCAGACCTACGGGTAGAGTGGAACAACTTCCTGAACGAGATCGTAGGCGATTATCTGTTTGAAGGCGCGATGTTCTGTATCATCGAATCCAATGCCTTTGGGAAAAATCGGGAGCTACGGCGCTTACATCCGCGTACGATGGAATTAGACCTAGATGATATCAGTGGAGCCTTGATAGGTTTCAAGCGTCGATTGAATCAGGCGCAACCGATACCATTCGCGCGTGATGAACTAGGTTACAAATGGATACCGAGCCGCGATTCCGAGGTGTCCATCGGCACGCCACCGGTACACGCGGCGTTAGCAGCGGCTGGACTTCTGTTCAACATCGATGTGTATGGAGCCAAATACTTCCAAAGCGGGGCGATTAACCCCACCTTGATTGAGTTTGAAGACTGGCAAAGAACGCCTCCAGCCGAACAGGAACGCACCAAAAACATCCTACGACGGATGTTCCAATCCGGGCTTAACAAGGCACATGAGGTATTTCCAATCGCTTCCAATGCCAAGGTGCATACGCTTGGCAATCCCATGTCGGAGTTAGCGGTGCCAGAGTTGACCGACAAAAAACGCGAGGACATATCGACTGCACTGGGCATACCGCAATCGCTGTTGTTTTCGCAGGCGGCGAATTACGCCACAGCGCGGCAAGATGACCAACATTTTTATGACAAGACGATCATCCCACTGGCGCGGAAGATTGAAGGCATGATCAACCCTTACCTTATGACCATGGGGATCAATGTGCAATTGGAATTCCGCGAGCAGGAAATGGAACTCTACCAGAAAGACGAAGCCAGCCGGAGCGATTCGCTGGGCAATCTGGTGAACGTGGGTATCCCTCTGATTACGGCACTGGAGGTGTTGGGCTATGATTTGACTGATGAACAATGGCAAGCCGTCGAACAGGCAGTTGCCGAAAAGGACGAACAGAACGACGTGATTCAGGAACCGGCTTCGTTACCAATTGTCAGTACCGACGCGGAAGACGATGAAGATATTCAAGTCCGATCATGGCGACCGGTGGAGACGATTGTTAGCCATCTGGATAAGTGGAAGGCAAAAGCAACCAAGTCCTTCCGGAACAAAGGCACAGCGGACGTGGACTTTGCATCGAGTTTAATCCCCCCTACCCTTGCCGCGGCGATTGCTGGACATCTGCAGGTCGTCGAACACCGGGAGGATATTGGGGTGGTGTTTGAACATGCGGTGCGATTAACCGATCATCATGCTGGAAGCGGGGTGTATTAGCCGTGCCGTTCTTATCGAAACGCACAGAATTAGAGCAACAGATGGCAACTGAAATCGGCAAGCTGAATGAGCGCACCCGGCGTAAGTTGCTCAAGTTGATAGGCGATCCGCCGTCGCTGGATAATTTCACAGACGATGTATGGCACGAAATATTAATCGACTTCCAGCAGGTACTCACACCGCAACTGGAAATCGTGTTCATTGCCGCGGTGGAGAACATGGCAACGGACATCGGCTTCAGCGGGGTAAATTGGGACTTGGTGAACCAACGGGCGGTTGACTGGGCGCGGCGGTATGGCACCGATTTGAGCGGACAATTGGTCGATACCCGCAAGAAAATGCTCGGCGATGCCATTGGCGACTATCTAGAGAACAAGATCGATCGCGATGGGTTATTTAACCGTGCCAACCGTATTTATGGACCTGCTAAAGGTGAAGAAATAGCGATCACCGAAGTAACGCGGGCGGCGGTCGAGGGAGAACGGGTGCTGGTGGATGAGTTGACCGGACAGGGCGTGATGCTCCGCAAGGTGTGGTTAACGGCACGAGATGATTATGTATGTCCGATCTGTGAACCGCTTGATGGCAAAAAAGCGGACGGACTGGGGTTCGATGCCCTATTCGATGGACGGTATGAAAACCCGCCAGCGCATACAAGGTGCCGGTGCGGGGTTCGCTATGATTACGAGAATCCGATACAATAGAGATATACAAACATAGATTATCAGAGGTTGAAAATGCACATTTACATCCTGGAGCATATCCCCTTAGACGAATCAGAGCGTGAAATTATTTGCGGATTTGATGATCTGGAATTCGCAAACCGATATGTTGAAGATTTGATCCGGGGGGGAGACTACAACATTTTAGACTATCACGCTTATAGCAGCCCCGATGTCAACGACGAGGTGGCAACGTGGTCGCTAGGGCGGTTGGCGTGGATCACGGATCGCTATGTACTTTATCAAAAACCAGTATTATCAAAAACAGTGAAGGTACAAAATAGGGAGATAACCATTAAAAATATCCCAAATCTCGACACGGAAGATTTCAGCAAGCGAATTGCTAGAATACAGTACGATATCGCACAGCAATTGTTTGATAGAATGTATTATTCCCACCCGTGCCATTATAATTGGCGACCCGATAGCGAACGTCCCATTGAAGATTGACATCAAAGTTGATTTCGGCAGGACATTAACACTTGCCGCGGCACTGATCAAAATGGACGGGCTGAAGCGCGGCATGAATATCGGTGGGCAAATCTTGAAGGGGCATTTGATGGAGTACGCACCGCAACCGTCCTATGTGACCTATAAACGGCGGGAGATGTCGGGCGGGTTGATGAGCCGCTGGACGTATAAACAATCGCAGGACGGCTTGACGATTACCATTGGGAACAATGCCGATCACGCAGACGATGTGCAGGGATCGCAAAGTGGCAATCCGTACTTTAAAGCGGTCTGGGGTCAACATTCGATTGCATCCAATGTGCGACGGTACGGCGGTAAGGTGACACAGATTATCAGCAATGAGGTGGTACGAAGCATCTAGGGATCTGCGTTGATGTCGTCTCCCCGGCGAGCTAAATAATAAATCTTCTTTTTGTGACAAATCGATAAATGATGAGAACACACAACTTATTGTGTGTTTTTTTGTTGTGAGGTGATGATATGCCGGATTTAATCCATTTTGGCAGTGACGTGAAGATGAAAACCGATGGTACCGTTGAGGGCTATCTGGTGCTGTTCGGATCGGCGGATGAAGCCGATTTTGTGGGCGATTATTTCACGAAGTCGACCGATTTCGATCTGGAACCGGACGGGACGGGTCGTGCCACATTGTATTTTAACCACGGTCTTGACCCCGTCATTGGGACACGCAAGCTCAACCACGGAATGAAAGCCGAGTTGTCCCTGGAGGACAAAGGGGTCTGGATTCAGGGCAAGCTCGATGAAGCGGACGAATACGACGCAATGGTAATCGATCTCATCCGTCGTCGCCAAAATCGGGGCAAGGCTATCGGTTGGTCGAGCGGTACTCTGGGGCACCTGATGCAACGGCATGAGGTTAAAAGTGGCATATATGAAATTACCAAATGGCCGCTCGCTAGTGACGCGAGTCTTACGCACACCCCGGCGGATTATCGCAATCAGGCAACGTATAAGACCATCGAATTGTTGCCGGTTACGGATGGAGTATTACCTGCAAGTGAAGCTGGCTTAGACGAATCAAAGGCTGTGCAAGCAAAGGATTCAAACGGCGCAGACAACACAGGCAGTTCTTTTATAAACGTAAGTGTGAAAGGTGTTCAAGCCATGAGCGAAGAACAAAACACGGAAGCACAGCCTGACGAAGTTCAACAGATTGTGGATTCCAAAATCAAGAACACGATGTCCATGCTAGAGGGTGATCTAGCTGAATATCGCGCCGAAGTAAAAGGGATGTCGGACACGATCACCCGGTTGTTAACCCACATGGAAGACAGCCCGACAATCCGTAAATCTGGTTATTACACACAGGATGGCGGCAAGAGTGACCCGGATGTCAAATCACTCGGAGACTTTATGCTGGCGATTGCACGGCGCGATACGGTGCGGTTGGAATCGGTCTACGGTTCGTCCTACTACAAAGCCCAAACGGGCGATAGTGGCGCAGCCGGTGGGTATCAGATACCGGAAATATTTGATACACAATTCATGACCTTGATGAATCGTACCTCTCAGATTATCAATGCGGTTACAAAAATGCCTGTCAGTGTACGCAGTGGTCGTTTCCCATCATTGGATGTGACAACCGCACCCAGTGCAGGTGTCGGTGAAAGTGCCGAGGCCGGCGGTGTAGGGGCAAATGTCCGCGCTGAAGGTGGGGCTTACACCGAAGAAACCGCGTCCATTGATCAGATCAGGTTTGATGTTTCAGACGCGGCGAGTGGGTATCTCAAAGCAAGCAAAGAATTGGTGCAAGAAGCCCAAGGGGTTGAGGCACTCTTGCGTACTCTCGGTATGCGTAGTATGACGGAAAAGACAGAACATTATATCCTACGTGGAAGCGGTGCGAGTGTTCCGCAGGGCATCTTGGGTGCAAATTGCGCGATAGGTATCGCACCGGACTCAAACAATGTGTTTGCCGATACCGATATGGCAGAGATGATCACGCACTTTAAAACGATGATGGGGAGTGTCAGCGATATTCAGAGCATTCAAGGTGGCGTTTGGATTATCCATCGCGGAATCCTGGAAGATATTTTCAACTTTGAAACTGGCACAGGTGGCTCGGTTTGGAATACCAATATCGCACAGGGTCCGACGATGGTTCTGGATGGTCGTCCGATCTGGTTCAGTGAACATATGCCAGCGCCGGACACGTCCGGATGTGTGCTCTTGGCTGACCTTCCTAGTTACGTTTTGTTTGAACTGGGAGGCATGTATATCGACTACTCGGAGCATGTGGACTTTTTGAATGGCAATGTGGTCTGGCGGTTTGGACGGCGCATTGATGGCAAACCACTGTTGAACGGACCGATCACATTGGCTGATCCCGGTGGTTCATTCACGGTATCCCCGTTCGTTTACCTGAACGACTAGGCATAGAAAGGACTAAATCATGCCTTTAAATATCAGACTTAGTGAAATGTTGGGGATCGTGGCAACAATCGATCCTGATCAACAAACGACTGCCGCTGTCATCTCGGATGAAATCGATATGAGCAAATGGAGTCGAGTCGTGTTCGTCTTGCTGACGGGTGTACTCGGAACCGCGGCAACGGTCGATCTTGTCGTCAAAGGGGGCGCATCCAGTAACGCAGGTTCGCACTCCACAACGGTTACCGGCAAAAGCATTACGCAACTTGTCAAGGCATCCAATGACGATGATCAAGTCTTACTGGAAGTAACAGCGGAAGAATGCGCGGCACAAGGCCTCAATTTTATTGAGGCGACATGCACCGTGGGAACTGCCGATAGCTTTGTCTGCGTTGTTGGGATAGGACTTCGTGAAGATTACAGCGATGTAACCAGTCATGATCTGGCATCTGTTGTCCAGATCGTAGCGTAAGGCACTCAGATGGCATATGTAACACTAGCGGATATCCGGCAACACGGGGGTTATGATAGCGATGACACCGTGCAAAATGCCGAGATATCCGCCCTCATTCCACGGGCGCAAGCGGCAATCGAAGCCTATACGCACAACATCTTCGAGATCGGCGCGGTGTCGACACGAACTTTTGACTACGGTACCGATACCGATGGCTATTGCTTGTTGTTTGATGAGTGGCTGGCAACAATCACGTCACTAACAGTAACCAATGGCGACGGGGATACAGTGGCTTCGTCGAAGTATGTGACATTGCCGCGCAACCGAACGCCGATCTACGGTCTGGAACTGAAGCTCGATAGTACGGTAGTTTGGACTTATTCCAGTGCCCCGCAAGCGGCAATATCGTTAGAGGGGTACTGGGGTTATAGCACATCGCCACCGGAGAATGTGCAGCTGGCATGTATCCAGCTGGTACTGCACTGGTTACGGATGGAAGACCAGGCGGAGGACAAGGTGTTACCGGACGATGTGTGTCTGTTGCTGGCACCATATAAGAAAGTGATGGCATGGTGATGAGTCAGATCCGGGCGATTATTCAGGCGATCAGTGATGTCGCGGTAGCAACCGATAGCCAAACGCCGGTGGTCTACAGCCTAGAAAATGCGGTGGATAGCGTCAAGGGAACTCCAGCGCGGGTCGTGTTTGCCTTTCAAACAGGCGAAAACGAAGGGCGCGATCAGGGGTTCATCACGCTAGGCAATAGGATGTCGATCACCTGGTACATTGCTGATCTGATGTTGTATAAACCGTCCAAACGCGGGACGACCTTGCAATCGGCGGTGCCGGAACTGGTAAGTTACGTCGGCAATTATGCCCTGGCGTTCCAGAATTACCGGAAGTTAGGGCTGAAACTGGTGACGGTAGAAGCCATCCAACATGAGTGGAATGAGTACATATTCCCGGAGAACAGTGATAACCGATACTACGGGGTGTTAATGACCCTCTCAGTGAAGGAAATAATCGAATGATATACAAAACCATCCAAAATCTTAGACGTATCGATTCGCAGGAGATGATCCCGGCGGGAGCTTATTTTAGTGATGATGAGCCTTATGATCCGGATGGAACATTGCAAACCATTTCCACCGGTGAGCGTCTGCCCGGATCACAACAGACACCGTCACCGATCCTATTTCGGGCGGGGTTCTGGTCGGATCGGGGTCAGGAAATCAAAAACCTGCTTCAATTAGCGGGGCTTGTGGAGGTTGTGGATAAAACACATTCCGATTATGCCCGGTTGGTTGAATTTGGTGTAATCATCGAACCAAAAAAGAAGCCGTCCAAGGAAGCGACGGCAGACAAGGACAGTGAATCATGACAGCAATTTCAGTAGATGAGGCGGTCGTTCAATTTGACAACGCCTCGGATGCCTTGCAGGATGTCAGTGCTGATGTTATCAGCGGCACGCTTGACCTAACGATCAACGGCACACAATATCACACATTAGACAGCCGTTGGGCAAAAGCCAACGAGGGTGGGATCATGGGGACACTGACATTGAATTATGTCAACGATACCTCTGCCACCAGCCTAGCGGGGTATATCCGTGCGTGGATAATGGGTGCCAGTGCCAAGGGCGGTGCGCGCTCGGTGCGGATACAGTCGCCGAACGCATCAGCGGGGTCGACTCAATATGACTTCGAGGTGTTCCCCGGTGGTCCATCGCAAATGGCAAATAAGACCGCTGGCGGGGGGGATGTCGAGCAGTTACCCATCACGTTGAACATCAGTGGCGCGGTGACCGTCGCCACAATCACATAGGAGGTGAGACATGGCAGCAGTAACGTTTAGTGGTGCGGCGATTGTCTCGGTTCCGGCTTCGGGGTTGGTACGACGGACGGCCGGCGGTACGATCTCGAAACATGACGCGGTGTATATCGATACAGCCACGAACAATGTAGTTAAGGCGGCGGTCAATACAGCAGCTGCTTCGGCAGTGGTGTATGGGATCGCCACTCATGCAGCGGTATCCGGCGAAGAAATCTTGATCGCGGTAAACGGGGCAACATTAACGGTTGGTGGGGGTCTTACTGCCAAGACGGAGTATTATCTGGGTGGAACCGCCGGCGAAATCGAGTTGTTGACGGACTTAACCGGCGGGGAATATATCTGCCGAGTCGGATGGTCGAATTCAACAACGGAGTTTGAACTCGACATCAATAACACCGGGCTGACGGCATAATGAGGATAGCTATCGGTTGTTTGCTGATAGCTACCCGTCTGTTTCTGGTAATTTGACGTGTCGACAAAGCAGGCACGCTGTCTGCGGATCTGGACTGTCTGTTTCAGAGAAACCGTAGGGTTGGAAGATGTCGATTGCACGTTGTTTGTGTTCAATCGGGACGTTCAGGGTATATATCGGGGTGCCTATAGGTTCCCTATGGGTATAAGGAGGGCTAAAGGTATTGTACTGAGATGTGCGTACCTGGGACTCTAACGTAGCTCCCTCAATATCCATTTCGGCAAAAAGCTGGTGTATCTTTTGGTTGATTTCAGAAATTGACATGATATGACCTTTTTATTTTACTTTACCATACATCTGAGGAATAATGATGGCATTTCCGATCACAGAATTTAAAAAGCGAACGTTCTGGGCGGTGGTACAATCCGAAGACGGCAGGGTGATCGCCGAAGTGGAGTTACTGGCACTGTCGTATATGCGCTGGAACGAGCTGGGGTTTCTAGTGCCTGCACCGGTCGCACCGGTCATCAAAGACCCGAAGGACTTAACCAAGGTGATCCCTGACCTCAAAAAGCAACGAGAACTAGACGCGGAAGCCGAGATGAAACGGAACGCAATTCGTTTGGTGGTTTCGCTAGAGGGTGGTAGTGGGATCGATTGGAACGGGGTGGAACCGGACACGCTCGAAGACAAAGCCGATGAACTGATGCAGGTGGATTCGCTGGTATTTCTCGGTTTGTTACAGTGCCTGCAAAAGCGCATTTTTGGTGCGGGGGTGACGACTGAAGAGTCGGCGGATCGATTTCAACGCTTACAAGCAAATGGTCATGCGGGTCAGCAACCACCTACGAATGTCGATCAACCAGATCATCAGTCTGCCGGAGTGGGAGAAACAGATTCTGTTTGAAGCCGAGCGGGATCGGATCAAAAGGGTCACCGATACGATGGATCGGTTGTCAAAGGATGAACGGCTTTACCCGGATGTTTACGCGGTTCTCATGTCCTCCATGTGGGGGTAAGATAGATGGTAACCGTAGAGACAGGAGGTAAGGATGATAGATTCAAGTGCTATACGCTGGTGTTCGGAAACTCAGCAACAGATCGATCAATGGGGATATGCCACGGCGGTAAAAGGACGGGCTGTATATTATGACCCGCACAACGAGTGGTATCGATTTGTCGGGCGGTGGCACCGATGAAAGGGATCGCGTTAGGTGTTTCAGTTCTGGCGTTATTGCTCGGTGTCTATTACGCGCTGACCAGTTTAACAGCGCAGATGGTCACAGGTGAACATGCAGCGACATTGGCGTGTGCCTGTTTTCTGTTTGTGATTGCACTCGGTGTCTGGAAAGACGGGGATCACGATCCGCATAAGCAAACCAATGATTTGCTGGAAGAATTGATCCGTCGGTCACCCCCACCGACTCAACCGACTCCCCCGCCGACAACTTATCAACGTCCGATGGAATAAATACCCCCACACACAATTTCAATGTACGGGACACACAACTTGTTGTGTGTTTTTGTTTTATAAGGAACACAATGGCAACCACCGAACGCATCAGCGTGATCTTACAGGCGGTAGACAACGCCTCACCCCCACTGCAAAAATTCAACACCACACTGGGTCAAACGAAAGTGCAAGCGGGGGCGGCTGAAAAAAGCAACAGTACGCTAGGCGCTTCGTTTAACAAACTCGGTGACGAACTCCGAACGGCAGCGTTTGGTTTTGGTGCGCTTAAGGTACTGAATGTCATCGGCGATCTGAATAAGCTGGGAGTTGAGGCGCAGGGTACCACGGCGATCTTTAACAAGATGGCGGGTGGCATCGGTAAAGCCAACGACCTGCTGGACAAGTTACGAAGTGCGACCGGCAACGTGGTTACTGATATGGACTTGATGGGCGGAGCCAATCAGTTGATGCGTATGGGCATTGCGGAAAATGCCGAGGAAGTGCAGAAACTGATTGACATGGCGATGGCACTTAAGAAACCGGCCGCTACAGCGGCGGATGCGATGGACAACTTCGCGTTGATGCTCGCCAATAAAAGTACGCTACGCTTGGATAGCTTTGGCATTTCGGCAGCTGCCGTGCGGTTGCGAATTGATGAACTGTTGGCATCGGGTCAAGCGTTGAACGGCGATGAAGCCTTTAAAATGGCGGTGATGGAACAGGGCGCGGTGGCGATGGATCGATTGGGGGATGCTGCCAACATCTCGGAGACATCGTTCAATCGGTTGCAAACACGATTTGAAAATTTCAAGGTGGTCTTGGGGGGAGTGGTTGCAGACGCGGTAGAAGCGGGATCACAAATCCTTGAGTTGGCGTCCCTTATCGATGAAGCCTTTCGGAAAGGCGAGGGTGGGGACACCCTTGGTGTGGTCAAAGACGTGATCGATGAGGAATTGGGACAGGGCGCCACTCTAAACATGCTTGGCTCGGCGATCCCTGGTCTGGCAACAACGACTGGTGCGCTCAATGCCCTCGACGTTGCTACATCTAACCGGGAGCCACCGGTCACAGGATTACCGGCAGGGACGGGGGGGCGCATTACGGAAAGCGACCTCTATAACACCGGCACGATGGACTTCAGTGTTGGTCCCATATTCAAGCCACAAGAGGTCATGAACCAGTGGCAAAATACGCTTGCCAATATGACCGCGTTGCCGTTTGGTCACATCCAAAAGGGGCTGGACAAAGCGATTGCAGACATCAAGGACAAAGAACGCCAGATGTATCAGTATGCAACGCGATTTAGCGAGGGGCAATCGGTTGTCAATAGCGGACGCGGCAATCTGGGTCTCATGTCACCGGGTGCTATCGCTACGGCGAAATCGATGGCGGAAGATTTGGAGATCATGTTCCAGAACATGTCAGATAATGAACTGGTGTCCGATCATGAATTGTCCGTTATGGAAGGGATGCGCGACACAGCGAAAGACCTAGCGACGGAAGCCGAGAAAGCGCAACAGGCGTTTGAAAGCATGTCGCTGGCGCAAATGATGGGACAAACCAGCGGGGGTCGTCTGGGTGAATTATCCGATCTGGTCACACAGAACATCGGTGATGAAGACTTGAAGAAACAAGCCCAGCAGGGGTTCGATGTGGCTTCCGGACGCGAAACCGATCTGAGTTTAGCGATGAAAGATGTGTTTGCGCCGACCATGGCGCGGATCACCGAACAGCAAGGCGTGGACGCGGCAACCGCGGCAATGGAAGAGGTATTAAAGATCATCGAACAGGGACAAGTTGGGGGTGTTGACCCAACGATCATCCGCGGACAAGCGGCGTTCGGTTTGATGGACTCCCAATATGGTATTAGCGATACGGTCTCGAATGTCGCCGGGTCTGCATGGAACAATTTCATGACGGGGTTTGGGGGTGGTGATACCAGCACACCTATACCACCTCTGCCTTTTGGTATGGGGGCTATAGGGGAATCGCCCGGTCGTGAGGCTGGGTTTTCCGGAATGGCAACCGATGCAACGTCTGCGATTGAGCCGCTCACGCAAGTGGATGCCCTGACCCGTAGCATTTCGGATTCCGCAAACAACACCAAGTTTGACGGCATGAACGAATCGCTGGGTAGCGCACAGGGGATCATCAGTGAATCGATGGCAATGGTCGACGATTGGGTGGCAAAAGCCAATGAGGTCACGATCAATATCAAGATGAAGGTGTCGGTGGAATCAGATAACCCTGATGGCACGAAATTACTGAGCCAAGCCATGTCCAAAGTGCAAGCGGACAACGGCGGAACGATTCCGGAGTTTTAGATGGAATTCCAAGTGTTGATGGACTTTAATCGGGACGGCAATTTTGATCATACCCTGTCGGATGTTTCCAATCGGGTGCGTGATGTGATGTTCTGGTCAAGCGGGTTTACCTACCCGGATCAAGTGGAAAGCAACCCGGTGGCACATGTGGCTCCGGTCAACACGCTTTCGCTCACACTGGATAATAGCGATGGTCAACTGGCATTCGAGGCAAGCGGCGCGCTATTCTACAACTTGATTGCGAGCGGCATCATGGTGAAAGTGGTGGCTACCGTACAAGGGAATAGCCATTCGTTTACGTATTTTGCACAGCGTGTCCATGAAGCACCAGGTCAATTCGCCTTGCAAACGGTGACACTGGAATGTGTGTGTGCTATGCCACGTATTCAACGCGCCAATTACGATCCGCTGGTGGAACAGAATGTATCTACATCGGCGGCGTTGACCACGATGTTAGGGACGGGGGTTGTCACCCTGCCGTACACCTCTAGCTATTTCTTTATTGATCATTCGTCACTGGATAGCGGCGATCTGATTTTCGATGCCAGCACCGATGTGCCGCTTATCGCGGATATTGAGAGCGGCTATACCGAGATGGAATATGTGGGGGATATAATCCGCCACGACAACAAGGGACTGATCAAACAGAGCGCACAGATGTTTTTGAGCGACCTGTGCATCAGTGAGGCATTTGGACGCTTTTATTATCAGCCGCGGGATGCCAAGTTTCATTTCCATAACCGTTATCATGATCGCCTGCAAACATCCCAACGTACCTTTGTTTCCGATGAGTACATCTATGCCAGCGCCATATCAACAGCGGTCTATAACGAGGTGCGTCTGAATTATACGCCGCGCAATCTGGGCACTGCCGGCGGGGTGATTTTTGCATCGGACGGGGTGCCGTTTCCGCTTAAGGCGGGCATTAAACGCACGATCCGGGTGCGATACCACGATCCGGATAATGAAAATGCAGATGTAGCGGCAATCGATATTATCCCGATTGTGCAGGGAACAGACGTGATCGGGTTGGATGAAGACAACAATGATATCACACCGGAGGTCTTCCGTTCGGCAGAATTGAACGGCACGGGCGGTACGATCTATTTGGATAACAACACGGAAGATGATATTAACATCACCAAGATTCAGGTACGGGGAACCCCGGTGACCACCTATCAGGAGCAGATAGCGGAGGCGCGGAACGGCGATAGCATGGCGTTGTACAACTGGCAAGCCCTCCCTGCGATTCACGGGGCGTATATTACCGATGCGTCACTGGCACAGGGCGTTTGCGATTTTCTGATTCGCCGACATAAAACCCCGCGGCGGGTGTTTGAGAGTGTCCAGTTCCGGCTTGATGACTCCAATTTCAACGATGTGCTGGCAATTACCATCGGTGATGTGGTCACAATTGAGGAAAGTTGGTCAGGGCATCAAACGGAATATGTGGTATTGGGCGAATATCACCAACTGGATATTGCCTACTCCAATTATGATGTCACGTGGTATCTGCGCTCGAATGACATTACTCCCTATTTTATTGTGGACATTAGTTACATCGATAGTGATGATCTAATCGGCTATTAAGGACAAACAATATGGCATGGACGACTCCTAAGACGTGGACAAGCGAACCGCTGACCTCGTCTGATTTAAACCTCTACCTCCGGGACAATCAGAACCACATACATGACCGTCAGGAAACTAATGCACGGTATGATACGAATGAATCGGCGGACTATACCACGACCTCGACTATATTTGTGGATATCGATAGTGACAATTTGAAGTTGACGATTACCACGCACGGCGGAGAGGTGTTGGTCGGGTTTTTCGCGGCAACGACCAGCACAGCCAGCGGCGCGGATCGCACCTATTTTGAGTTGGATGTTGACGGGTCACCGTATGCCGGGGATGATGGCCTTATCGTCACGCGATACGAAGGTGGCTCGGCGGGACACCCGTTCATGCTGGGGTTTGTGATTCAAATTCCCGATTTAAGCGCGGCGAGCCATGTGTTTAAAATGCAATGGAAAACGAGTGCTGGTACTGCCAAGTTGTGGGCGGGCGCGGGTACCTCTAACTATGACCTTCATCCACAATTTTGGGCACAGGAGATATAACGATGATCAGCGTGAAGCATGCTTCGGTGTTACCAACAGAAGTCATTGATGCGATTGCCAAAACGATTGGGGCGATAGGTGTCAGTACCGGCCCGTATGGCACGGCTGTGCATGTGGCAGATGACACCAGCAATGACGATCTGTATGCGATCTCTGACGCATTGAATGGCTACGGAACGCTACCAGTGAGTGCCGATAAAACAACGATGACCGAGGGCGATGCGGATCCGGTGATCAGTTGTAATGACGCGGCAATTGCGGGTGATAGCGATGTCGGTTATGTGGCACTGCTAGACGGGGGGTTGTATGATTCCGGCGTTGAAAGTGTGGTGGGCGGTGCGGTCAACCTGACCCTGGGTAGTCCAGTCGATGGGGTGTATGACATCTATATCTTCCGCCGGAGTGGCAATTACGCCAGTGGCGGTGTAACGATAACCGTAAGCGAGGCATAAATATGGGAACCATCCAACCGAACAAACAAGCCAGAGTGATACAGGCACGTAAAAAGCTCAAGACCTATTTGAATCAATTGATTAACGACTGGGACGCGGCAACATCTGCACAAAAATTGGCACTGGTCAAGCTGGTGTTGATTGCGCTCATCCGGATTCAATTGGCGCAACTTGGACAAATCGAACAAGTGGAATAGAGGACAAGGATGATAAATATGAATTTTGAACAAATACTCAATCTGATTCAGTGGCTGGTGGTGATTATCGCCATGTTCTTACTGCATCGGTCGGTACCGGCGCAACAGGTGGAACAGTTGCTCAAGCAGTTGCAGACGACGGTCAAGAAAACAGAGACTCCGATTGACGATCTGCTACTGGATGTTGCCACGCTATTGAATGACGTGCGCGGCAGAATGGCAACCGCCGATAATGGGGTATCGTTACCCGATAACATCGAGGTCAATCCGCCGGAAAGCGGCGCGTAAAACGGTGGTATAATAGGTATAGGGTTGGACGCGAATTGACCGACGACCAGTTGTTGCAGATTGCGGCACAGTCTGAGGTGATTGAAGGGCAAGTGGTGAAGGATAAGAGCGAGTAATGGACCGTATCATCGGCATACAAGCCGCCGCCGATCTGGTTGGTGTACATTATACAACCGTGTATCTATGGGTACACAACAAGGCAATTAAAGCGAAAAAGGTGGGTTGTGCATGGCACATTGATAGATGCTCATTGATGAAATACGCCCATCCGGAAAATTTGACAGTCGATCAAGTAGTTGCCTATTCAGAGCTACCTAAAGGCACGGTGTACGAATTAATCAAGGATGGACGGGTACGATCAAAATTACGTCGTGGGAAGCGGTTTATTAGTACAGAATCGCTTGATAGCTACCTCAGTAAACGAGAAGCTGTTGAGGCTAAATACCTTACCTTTCAAGAGGCGCAAGTCAAGGCAGGTGTGTGCAAAGGGACAATCACGAAATGGGTAAGAACGCGCAAGGTCGCCAGTCGTAAATTTGATGGACGGCGATGGATTGAAAAAGAATCGTTGTTAGAGGTATTAAACAACAGATGATAGCAGGGGGGTGAAAATGCCGAGAGGTCAACGAACAAACCGTGAATTCATCAGCTGCCGCTATCGCAAGGTGTCATGTGGTATAATAGGGGTAGGGTTGGACGCGCGACGTGTCCAACAAAGCGTATTCTACTCCTCTCCTTACTAAGTAGTAATGATGCCGGTCTAGGTGGATCGGCATTATTGCGTCAAACGGACGTGGTACATGCTGGCATTACCAGAAGTGGCGATAACGAGAAATAGCATCCACCATATGGATTTGTTTAAGCTGTGTAATGCGCTGGGTATAGTGTGCTGAAGAATGGGCATATGGAGATGAAGCAGTTGAGTTTGTTTGGTTGATTAAAAAGCAAAAAGCCCGACATTGGCGGTCAGGCTCTTGCAAAACGAGGAAAATGAAAAGGGAATTTCATGTTTATTATAACACGGATCGGTGGTTACTGCGTCGGGAAATGATGGACTTCGGCTACTGGCAAGTCGGATTCAAACATCATGTCAAGCCTTTCTAATTTGTGTGGTCTAGGTGTCCATTTTGTTGAATTAACTTCTTTGCCTTCCCGATGGAATCTTTGCCGGCATCGGGTATCAATGCGGATAGTTCTCGAAGGGACAATTCCATTTTGTCGGGGTTGTCTAATAGATACTGCTTAGCATTGTCTACCGCCGTAGACGCTCGGTTAAATCCAGCACCTGTCTGTCTAGTGTCTGTCTGATTAGACAGACGGGCATCAGACATGTCTAAGCGTCTGCTCTCTAATTTCCGCTTGTACTTCCCCCATTCTCGATTGCGGATATTGGTATATTCCGCAAGTGCCTCTTTCTCTTCCATGTCAATGCTGGTAAACATGACACCAGCGAAGATCGCCATGAGCGGAGCGGCGTGACCGACGATATTCAGGATATTCCGTTCGGTTTCGGGGTCAATGGAAAAACCTTTACTCCTCAGTAGGTCGAGACGATTCCCGGAGATGGCAACGATTAAAGCCATGGTCGCCAATAGCAGACTGAGGGACAACCGTGCCTTCTTCATCCATACCACCGGCAGGTATTTGGTGATGCGTTCACCGGCTTTGATCAAGATGCCTTCCAACATAATGACAATTGAGATCGAAGTCAGGATGTCAAAATTGCTCTGATTTTTCAGGAAGGATATATTGTGCCGTCCGCTGTAATAGACGACCGCCGTCAAGATGATAAACCACTGCAATTTTTCCTTGCGGGTTTGACGCTCCGGTCTGGGGTGTGTTAATTCGTATCCTTCCAACCAATCATCATAATGCTGTTTCGTCGATGACTTTGATTTCATTCCTCAATTCTCCCTCTTTGGTGTATACTAGACATCGATTCCATCTGAATCAGCGAGGCGACCCGGTGCGAGTGCATCGGATCGCTTTTGCTTATCGTTTACGGTTCCGTTTTTTCTGCAAGCCACGCAGGTATTTCAGTTGCGCCTTGAGTTGTTTCTCTTCATCCAATGTCTGGATATGCAGACCGACGCAAAAGCTAAGGAACTTATTCATCAGTCGCAGTTGGGAACGCGGGGCGTTATTTTTCATCGCGACGGCATCCTCAACATCCACCTTGCAGCGGGCAATATCCTTTTGAATCTGGATGAGATTGAGCGCGACATCCGCGATCTGGTCTTCCAGTGCCTGCGGTTGCGCCGCTGGTTTCGGTTTGATTTTGTCACCGTTATACAATCCGATGTAGCCTTTCTTGTTGTGCCATACCCACGCCTGCGGGTCTCCCTCTATTATAAACCCTTCCTCCAACCACTGCGATTCGGTCAGCAGGTAAGTCGGGACGTTTTCCAGCACGTAGGTTTCACCGCGCTGGGGGATGACCTGCGGTTCAAACAATTCTAATTGAAACATGATCATGCCTCCTGTTCTTGCCGAATGTAAATAATTTCGCCGGTGGTGGTGTTGACCTTATAACCGTAGCGGATACCGTCTAGCCAATACTTGCCAGTGCTATATGCGCCGTCCGTGCCATACTGGGTCAGGATCGGGGTGCATAGCTGGTCAATGTCGATGTGCAATTGACCGGCCAACTTGATGAGATAAGAATATTGAAATTGCGGTAGGGTCATGGTCGCACCGCCAGTGAGCTATAGAGAACGGTACGGGTCATGGGATGGCTGCCGATCCGGGTGGT